AAACTTGTCAGCATCAAACCCAGAACTAATGGCAAGACGTGACTGGGAAGGTTTAGATAAAGAGATGGCTAAAGCGCTTGAAGTGCCTTACACCAACATCACATTGTCTGATGAGAAAATACAGCAGAACCAAGAAGCGGCTAAGAATCAACCAGGCGATCCAATGCTTGAGTTTAAAAAGCAGGAAATAGAACTAAAAAGCCAAGAGTTGCAGTTAAAAGCCCAATCATACGAGCGCCAAGGTCAAAAAGACTCACTTGAGATGCAAATTAGGCAATACGAAGTTGAGCAGAAATGGGTGCTTGAAAAAGAAAAAGCCATTGATGCAAAAGAGCTAAAAATTGCTGAATTGCAAAGTCGTGAAGGTATGGAAGACCGTAAGGTCATGGCTAAACTTCAATCCGATTTATCACGCGATAAAACTATGCGCGACACCAAAGCCGCTGAAATCAACAACACAATGACTGAGATACGTTTAAAAGCGCAGAACTTAGCAGCAGGCCACGACACATATGGTTGATGTTCAAAGCCTTACATGGCAAACAATTACAAAAAAGCTTCACGCAGAAAAAGAGGAAGCAATCAATTCCCTCATTTTAGACAGACAATCAGAGCGTCAAAGAGGAAAAATAGACCTGATCACACGTCTACTTAAACTCTCTGAACCTCAATCAACCCCGGTCGTTATAAACGACGATTACAAATAAGCCGCGCAAGCCGCTAAGGAAACCCATGTCAGAGCAAGAGTTAGATCAAGAGCAGGAGTTGGACGATGCATTTGCAGAATTTGCAGAGGAAACACCCGGTGAAGATAATATTGATAATGATGTCACTGAGGAAACAGAAGCGACAGCCGAAGGCGATATTGAAGCAGAAGCGCCAGACGAATTAGCATTATCTAAAAAAGAAATTGAACGGCTCAATCATAAGTACAACTCTGACTTGGGCAGGCAAAACGCACTGCAACGTAAAATTGATGAGCAAAGTCAACAAATTCAGGCATTTCAATCTAAAAGCAATCCCGAAAAAGAAAAGTCAACCGGCGAATGGGACACTGCGAATGAAGATTATCCAGACATTATGGGCGCAGTTAACGCAAGATTTGAAACCCAGGACGCAAACCATAAGCGTGAGCTAGAAAATGTTCGCGGTGAACTTCAGCCATTTCATGAACAAGCCAAGCAACAAAGTCACGACATGCAAATGAATCAACTAGATACCGCACATAGCGATTGGCGTGATGTGGTTGCAGGTGATGAGTATAAAAACTGGTTAGGCGCTCAACCATCTAACGTGCAAAGCATGATGGACTCACCCAGCGCAGCAGATAACATTTATTTAATCGATGGCTTTAAGTCTGCACACCCAAGCAAAGCGCAAAGCGTACAGCAACGCAGACAGAAACAATTACAACAAGCGCAGACAGTCCCACCACGGGGCGGTCATGCAAACACTAACGTTATCTCAGATGATGATGGTGAAGCTGCATTCGACTATTACGCAAGCAAAAAATAGGCATTACATGAATTTACACGTTGGCACTAAACTTATTAAATCCAAACCAATGACACGCTTAGACTACAACTTCTACCGCAACTGGACATTACCCGCAGATGAGAATGGTGCCGATGATGGCTTCTTAGTAGAGTACTTAGATGGTGGTGACTCAAACCATCCCGACCATGAAGGTTACATATCTTGGTCACCTAAGTCAGTATTTGAAAACTCTTATCAGGATACTGCTAAAGGTGTCTCGTTTGGTGCAGCAGTAGAGTTGGCCAAACTTGGATATAAAGTTGCTCGTACTGGTTGGAATGGGTCAGGCATGTTTGCCTACATAGTTCCAGCAGCAAAGTACAAGGCGCAAACTAGTGTGATGATGGATATGGCTTTTGATAATGGCTTAATCCCTTACCGTGAATACTGGGCCTTATTTACGGCTCAAGGTGATGTTGCTACTTGGGCGCCGAGTGGCAGTGATTCATTGGCCAAAGACTGGATTCTGGTTGATTAACCTAACCACATTTTAAATCAAGCAAAAAATAGGCCGCATCTCCTGCCGCTAAACACATTGCTTACACCTTTTAACTACATAACCGCACAACCCTTAACTACAAAACTTTAACCCGAACACCACATTAATCAGACGAATAACCATACCAGCCCCCTTTTACCAGGGCGCTATCGAATGGGCGTTCCTCCGTGTATTGGCAAGGGTGAATTAATCCACTTTTTTTATAACACTTAGGAATTATTAACATGTCACAAACTACATTTGCTGGATTATCCCAGCGCACAACCGCTTGGGCCATTGCCGAAGCACTTGATCATAAACGTCCTATCGAAGTCCTTGCCGATTATGGTTTGACTCGCCCAGTACCGCGCAACAAAGCGGCATTGGTTAAGTTTCGTCGCCCGGTTATTTTAGCGCTTGCTAAAACTCCGTTAACTGAAGGCACACCGCCTGCATCTAAAGCAATGAGCTATGAAGATGTACCTGCAACCTTACGCCAGTATGGTGACGTGGTTGAAATCACTGATGTAGTTCAGGATTTAGCAGAAGATCCAGTATTGAAAGATGCAATGGAATTGGTCGGGGAGCAATCAGGCGAAACAGTAGAGTCTCTTTTATGGGGTGTACTTAAAGGCTCGACTAACAAACGTTACGCAAGCAGCGCCAACGGTTCAAATGATGCGTCAGTTAATGAGCGCTTAACTACCAATCTTCAACGTAAAATCGTCCGAAGCTTGAAAGATGAGCGCGGTAAAAAAATGACCAAGAAAGTGTCTTCTTCTGTGCAATACGGCACTGAAGCAATGGACGCTGCTTTCTTAGCATTTGCACATACCAACTGTGAGTCGGATATCCGCGACATGACTGGCTTTGTGGCTTGCGAGAAGTACGGCTCTATGGTCGCCCTACCTTACGAGATTGGCAAAGTAGAAGACGTGCGCTACATCTGCTCACCTGTCCTTGACTCTGACGCTAACATCGGTTCAACCGTTGCTAGTGCCGCTGGTTTCTTATCAACAGATGGTACGAATAACGATGTTTATTCCATTGCTTTTGTTGCTAAAGACGCATACGGCCATATCAGTTTGAAAGGTTCAAGCGCTATGAAGCTATATGTGACTAGTCCAGAGCAGGCGTCTAAGTCTGATCCGTTAGGCCAAAAAGGTACGGTAGGTTGGAAAACTTACTGGGATGGCGTGATTTTGAATCAAGCATGGATGAGTGTTGCACGTGTTGTGGTATCTGATCTGCTTTAAACAGTAACACACCTAAACAGGGGGCTTCGGCTCCCTTTTTTTATGCCCAGTTTTCAGTCATTTGCATTCAATCATGGTTGCAAATCACTGTGAATTAACAACCCGCAAACGCCGGTTAAAGGAAAAACATGTCAGAACTGAACAATATGTCACTTGATGAGTTGAAAGAACAGGCGACGATGTTAGAAATATCGTACCCCTCCAATATTTTAGCTGAAACGCTAATCAAAAAAATCAACGCTGTCTTATTAGGTGATGATCCAGAAGACGCCAAGCCATCCAAGGCAGTTGCCGTAACAGTTGAAAATAAAAGCAAGAAAGTTTGGATAGTCATTGCTGAAGATCCAGTTGATAGCCAACCAGCCTTTGTCAGCGTAAATGGAAAAAGCTTTCGTATTAAACGAGGGATCCCCGTTGAAGTGCCTGAGTATATTCTTTACACGCTCAGATCAGCAAAGAAAAGCCAGCTTAACCCCGAAACTAAAGAATGGCGTCAAATAGATACGTTCCCGTTCTACCTCACTGAGGCGCCGGCTGCCTAATGACATTCTTAGAGATATGCCAGCGCGTTCGTATGGATGCAGGAATTTCAGGTGAGGGGCCAGCAGCCGTGACCGGGCAGATTGGCATACTCTCTAAAGTGGTGGTATGGGTGACTAAAGCGGTGCTGGATATCCAAATAAACCGCAATCAGTGGTCTTTCTTGTGGGCAAGTGCTTCGAGCAATACCCAGATAGGGAAGAAATCTTACACCCCCGCTGATCTAAATATACCCACAGTTAAAGAATTATCGGTTGTTTTAATTGGCACTAAAGAGGTGGTGGTTAAAAAATGGGATTGGTGGTTAGAGAATATCCGCAAAGAGGGTAAGGCAGACGTACCGGGTTCGCCCTTGTACATCACTATGTCACCAGATAACAAAATACATATGTATCCAGTGCCAGAAAAGGTGGAAGTAATAACCTTTGATTACTACCGAAAGCCTGTAGCGGTATCAGCCAATACAGACATTCCGGTTATTCCTGCTGATTTTCATCAAGCGATTGTCGAAAAAGCGCTGATTTACTACGCGCAGTATGAAGATGATGATTACCGTTATCAGCAATCCACTATTGCCTTTAATGACTGGATGAACAGTTTATCCCGTGATTATTTACCTGAGATAACTTTCGGATGAGGGGTAATGCACAAACCACATCGATAGTTTTCAAGGGTGGCTTAAACCTAGCCGCTTCAGTGCTTGAATTGCAAGCAGGCGAGGCGGTACAGCTTTTTAATTATGAAGTGAACACGTTAGGCCGCTATCAAAGAGTAATGGGTTATGAGCGGTTTGATGGACGTTTAGCACCTTCGGCTTTAACTGCAACCGATTTAACCGGCTATCCATTCTCAAGTGATGCGGATGAATTGTTAGCTTCTATCATCGAGCGTGATGCAAGAAGGGCTGCTATTCAAGTGGTGCCCGGTAGTGGTCCTATTCGTGGCATTGTCTCGTATGGCGGTGATGTATATGCGTTCAGGGATAGCGCAGATGCAACCAAATGCAATATGTTCAAATCATCTAGTGTAGGTTGGGAATTGGTTACAACCCCCACACTTGCACCAGGTGGGCGCTATGAGTTTACTATTGCTAATCCTGGCGCCTCATCTTCAACCATTAATTTATATGGTGTGGATGGTAAAAATGAACTGTTTGAATTTAACGGTGCAAGCTTTACCCAAATTGATGGACCTATAGCTGGTAAGTTTCCAACACACCTAGAGGTTTTAGCCTCGCAAGTCATGGTAAATGCATATTCGGGCGGTACATTCGTATTTACTGCTGTGGGAGATTTCTCAGATTTTGTTAACGGCGGTGAAATAGGCACTGGGGATGAAATAACCGGGCTAGATTTACAAGCCAACAATTCAATGGCCGTATTTTGTCGCAATCGGACCTACGTTTTATACGGTACGTCTAAATTAGATTTTCAATTACAAGATTTATCTAAAACCACTGGCGCTGTAGAGCATAGCATTCAAACAATCGGGGATAGCATTTACCTTGATGATAGGGGTATGACGCGACTTAACCGAGTACAAGAGTTTGGTAACTTCGATATGGCAACAATGAGCCAAAAAGTTGAGCCTTTATTGCAAAAATACGCAAGGCGAGTCACCGCCAGTTTTGTTATCAAAGAAAAAAACCAGTATCGAGTCTGTTTTGATGATGGCACAGGTCTGATATGCACCTTTTTTGGTCGTGAAGTCGCAGGGTTTAGCACTTTCGATTACAAACAAATCGTTAGGTGTTCTTACTCAGGTGAAGACAGTAACGGTTTTGAAGTTGTTTACTTTGGATCTGATGATGGCTACGTCTACCAAGCTGAAAAAGGCTTTAGTTTTGATGGCAATAATATTGATCATGTTGTTCGTCCTTCATTTAATTCTTTGGGTCGTCCTGAAGTTAAAAAGAGATGGCGTAAAGCGGTATTGGAAGTAGACACTACATCAAAAGCAACCATTACTTGCATACCTGAGTTTGATTACTCTGATCCTGAGATTCCATACCACACAGCTAAAGAAATTGTGGCGTTAGGCGGTGGCGGTTATTGGGATGAAGGGGCTTGGGATGAAGCTAAATGGTCAAGCGCGTCTACGTTTACTGCTGATATGTATATAGATGGAGTATCAAGAAATATGACCATGACATTCTCAGGCTCAACAAATGATGAGCCTCCGCACCAATTAAACTCACTCATTTTACATTACTCCATGAGAGGCCGCAGACGATGACCAATAAGTTTTACAATTACCTTGCGCCAGTGGTGGCGGGAAGTACGATCCGTTCTGATAAATACAATACGGATCAGTTAGGTATCAACTCTGCTTTTGAGTCTGTTGAACTGGATCTAAATAAAAGGCTAACATTGCCTGATACATTTACAGGAAACTCAGTCATACCCGAAGTCACGGCTGAAGATTCATTTTTATATATCGATGAAAATAACGATATAACGCTATATCCTGCTGCGACATTTCAGGCTCAGTTTGACGACATTAACACTAAGTACGGTCAGATAAACATCTGGCAAGGGCAAGTAGCGGCCGCTGTTACTGCATCAGCAAACAGCGCAAGCAGTGCAAGTAACTCAGTCACTTTAGCAGCCACGCAAACTGGGCTTGCAACCGCACAAGTCGCCCTTGCTGCTGATCAAGTTGTTCTTGCTTCTGACGAGGTAGT